CGCCGGTCCTCCCTGGAGTCCGTGCGGGCCAGCCGGGGACGAATCGCCCGGCACTCTTTGACCAGGGGCCCCGCCCTCTGGCGTGTGCAATACCACGGCCCCTCGGACATCAGTCCACTTGGTTAAAGCGGGCCATGTAGTGGGCCGCCCATGGCCCGACGACAGACTGGCGGAGGGCCAGCATCTTGTCCCGGGTCAACTTGTCTACCATGCGGCCCACGTCGCCGCACCCGTCCATCTGGGCCAGCCGCTCCAGGTGCCACAAGGTCTGCGCCTTCACCAGACAGCGCAATCTCCGCAGGTCCTTATTTTTCATGTTGAGTTTCTCCTTTCCTTCTCCCCGGCGGGCTGTTCCGCCACCGGAAGGCGGCGCAGCGATGATACCGCTTATCCCACCACCAGCCTCCCGGGCGCTTGCACGCCCACATGGCGACATCGTGCCAGTAGCAATTAGCACAGGTGTGCCGGTACTCCTCGATACGGACGCAGTCTCCCATGCTTATCCCCCATTTGTGTCCAACTTGGACACACCCAGCTTGCCCAGGCCGGCGCCGACCTGACGCCACACCTGGATGGGTACCACCTCGTCCCCGCTGTAGAGGCGGCGGAGCAGATCCGGTGTAATCCCTTTGCCGCAAGCCTCAGCCAGTGGCTCAAAGCAGCCCAGCCCTGCGCTCTTGCGGTAGGCATAGAGGCGGTCAAGGATCTCCCGCTTCTCCGCTGCATTCCGGCCGTGGGGCTCCTTGGGTGGCCTGGATTCCGGCTCCAGGAGCTCTACCGGGGAGTCACGCGGCAGAGGCAGCTCGACCACCTCATAGGGCAGAGACTCGTCCAGCAGAAGCACACCACCATAGATGGACAACTCAATCTCAGCCTTTAGTCTGGCCCTCGTTTCCGCCGGCATGTCCGGCACCCGTACCAGCATCACCGGCACCAATTCGCTGTTTTTCATGTCTGCATTCCTTCCTCAAAAATTTTACGCTAATATTAGCATTTCCCTGTTGACAATACGCTAATATTAGCGTATAATGAAACCATCAAGAGGGGATACCCCCAGGAGGTAATGAGCGATGTATAACAAGCACGAGATTATGGTTAATGCCTGGAGCATCCGCAAGACCGCTAACGTGTCCATGTCCACCGCTCTCAAGGCCGCCTGGGCGCTCGCTAAGGCCATCAAGGCCGCCGAGGCCGTCGCCGAGGATATCGGCTGGAACACCAAGATCCGCGTCAACGACTGGGTCAAGGGCGGCCACAACCGCACCTATATCGAGGTCGCTGTCTATACCAACGCCTGGCACCGTAAGCGCACCAACCAGATCGGCTATGTCAACAATCTGACTGGCGAGTTTGTCGCCGCATAACGAAAGGAGATCATTATGAGCACTATCATGGAAAAGCTAGACCAGGAGCACGGCACCAATTACGGGGTTATGTTAGCCAGCCTGGGCGGACACCCCACCGAGATTATCAACAAATATCAGGCTCTGCTGGACAACGGCAGTTACGAGGGCGGCATGTATGCTATGCTGGGTAAGCAGCCTCTGGAGGCCGCCTCTCAGGAGGCATACACCACCATCTGTAAGGAGATCCTCACCCGTTGGCTCTCCCAGGTCTCCCGTGAGGCCATGCTGAGCACGCTTAACATGATCGGTATTATCTCTGGTACGGTCTCTTATCTCCCCGGCGAAACGCTATCCGCCCAGGCCCTTATGATTGAATGGAATAAGGCCAATCCGGATGCATCCCCTATCTCTGTCAATACCAGCATCCTGTAAGGAGGCCCTGAAATGGACGATATCAAGATGATTGGCCTAAAAGATGCCAGCGATGCAACCTCATCCCTACCCGCAAACTGTGGTATGTACTATTCCATCCACTACGACCTCTTGGACGGGCAGGTGCTCGTCCGAGAGCATGCAGACGGCAACAATTACACCTCTTTCGCGTCAAAGTCCATAATTGGCGTCGGCCTTACTGCGGAGCACATGTCAGAGTCGCGCATCGCCGAAACTGTACGGGAAGCTGTCCAGGCCCTCCCCCCGCTCCGCCGTGAGCGGCTCCGTCAAGGTTTATCGCAAACTGAGTTAGCCCAAAAGTCCGGCGTCAACATCAGACAGATCCAACGTGTCGAGCTTGGGGAGTCCGATGCTGGAAACCTCACCGCCAAGAATCTGTTAGCAATCGCTGACGCGCTTGGCGTGGAGTTGAGGAGACTGCTCTGATGGCTGTTGTTGTAAAGCCCCGTATCTGCCGCCAGTGCGGCGCTGTCTTTGATGGCGGCCCACGCGCATGGTATTGTCCGGCCTGCCGTCTGGTTCGGAGTAGAGAGGCAGATGCGAGGAAGAGGAAAAAGGACCGAAAGGCCGCCCGCCCTCTCGGAAGTATCGACAAATGCACGGTCTGCGGGAAAGAGTATGTGGTAAACTCGGGCCGGCAAAAGTATTGTCCTGACTGCGCCTATGAGGCCGTCCGCGCGGTGGATCGCCCAGCCTCACGGGCCTGGAACCAGGCCAACAAGGAGACTTACTACCCATCCAGGAATGAAAAGCGCCGAAAAGAACGCGCGGAGAATCCAGAGTTGGTTCGGACAAAAGAACGAGCTGCCCGTGCCAAACGAAAATCTAAAACATAACCATCCTGCCGCCCCTCCGGGGGCGGCTTTATTTACTTTCCTCCTCCGGGCCGCGCCATTCCCAGTTTCCAGCGTCATTGCACCCAAGGCAGGACGGGGCGTGCTCGTGCGCACACGTATCGCAGACGGACACCATTTCCAAATCTCTAATCGCTGCATCTCGCTCCTACTTCACCTGCTCCAGATCGGCCCGCAGCTTCTCGTTTTCGGCCTGGAGCGTACGGACGAGTTCAACCGCCTCTTTTGCTCGTTCTTCTCCGCATACAGGGGTAAAATTGCAAAGGATACCAAAGCATACTGCGTTTATATCCAGCTTCTCAATGTCCATTGTTGCCCTCCTCCGCTGGCTGCTGGAGCCACTCCAATGTCAAAAACATGGGTTCTGTCCTCATAATTTTGCACATATAGGCGTTTGCCACAGATTTCTTCATAAAATCCAGAAGCTCCTCGTCGCTCATGGCCCGGATACGGTCCGCGTTGGTGATGACCTTTGATTTTTGAGGGCCTGTACAATCGTCAAGCTCCATATAGTCTGGTTTACAGTGTACGCAAACGCTTTTGCCGCAATCTACGCAAAATACGCCATTATGGAATCCAGCCTCCCAGGCCCATTCATTGATATTGCCATTTTCATCTCTTTCCCAATTGTGCTTCATGCGTCCTCCTCTCCCTCCGGCGGCCCATCCCAGGCCGTCCAGTATTTGCCGTACAGCTCCATCGCAAACGGCTTGATGTGCTTGCAGTACAGGTACCCGTCCTTTACCCCCTCTGCAATCTCCAGGCCGCCCCATTGGAGCTGGGCTATCCCTGCTCCCTCAATGTAGATTGCGGTCTCCTGGGTGATGGATTCTAGCTCCTGGCGGGTGTACTGGTGTCTCATGGCGATACCTCCGGCGGGCGGCTGGCCGATGGTGCCAGCGACTCGTTGCTGGTCTGGAGGGCATTACCGATTACTCGTGTGGCCCGGATTTTCTGGATCAGCGATTTAAGATTCTCAATCGTGCGGCTATCCCACCCCGCCAGCCAAGTCAAAAAGCCGATTTCTCGCTCCGTCAGCTCGATGTCCCGAAAAACGCCCTCAAATTCCGTAGGTACTTTCATTTTCTTCAATCCCCCATCGGCTCGTTACTTGCCCATACTGATTAACTGCTCGATGGCGTCGTCCCGCTCCCACGCCCGAGCTGTTGGAGAGTTGATGATCTCCAGCAGCGCCTCCATGTCCTTGAGCTTGCAGAGCGCCCCGTACACCCCGGGGGGCAGGGAGGCCAGATCCACACCGGGGATACCCCACTCGCCGCTGGGTGTGGTTTGGATTATCCGCTTACTCATGGGCTGACACCCCCTCCTTGGCCGCCCGCATCTCAGCAAGCAGGGCCTCCTGCTCATAGAGGTAATGCACCTCCATGCCGGTAACAGCCTGGGCTTTCTGGCGGAGCTTTTCAAAGGCGTATTCCTCGTCCACGTCTGTCCGCATTCGCTCCAGCTCGTCCGTGTTGTCCTGGAGCGCGGTGAAAAACTTTTGCAGTTGCTTGGGGCCGAAGCCGTAGGCGTCGGCGATGGAGCACACCATCAGCCACATGGCCCGCTGGGTATGGGTATCCGCCTGTACCTGCACCGTGGCGTCCCGGGCGGCCTGTTCCAGCCCCCTCCGGACGGCCGCCTTGTGGACCAGCACCTGGGCATAGGTCGCGCCCTGGGGCTTACCCGGCCCGGGGCGGC